CCCTTCGTTCGTTGTTGTCGTACCCGATGTCTTAATGATACACGAAACCCCTCACGATGTCTATTCGTGAGGGGTTTCGTTTAGCGTGCGGCGGGCGTGTACATAAACGCGTAAAGTCCCTGCCAATCCTTGTAGATGTGCCCTGTCTTGCAACCGAAAGCACGCTTTGCTTTACGGTACGCGAGAACTTCGTTGTAATCAGCGAACTTGCGGCTTGAGCGGCGAACCTGTGTGTTTGTCATAGCTACATCGTACCACAAGTCATAACCGATTCACTAAACAGTCACGTAAACAATCTCGGGAACGATGTACCAATCGTCGGGGACGCTCTGCGAGTCGATCGCGGCTTGCGCGTCTTCGATCGTGTCGTAGGTCTCATACAGTCGATAACTGTAACGCTTGATACGAACGTAGTATTTCGTGACGGTCGCGAGCGGCATACCTCACACCTTCCCGTAGGTCGCGGATGTGATGATCTTGTGTTCGGCGCGTCTCCATCCGTCGGTGAATGCGCGTCGGGTTCGGCGGGATGCGAACAGGGTTACCTGAACGTAAGATTTGAAATCTCCCGTCATGTATGCGTCGTATCCCATGCGGGTGATTCGGTCGATTCGCTTCTTGCTCATTAGAACAGTCTACCTTCTTCGTCGTCGGTTGTGTGGTCGCGCTTCAGGAGTGTTATCCGTGCTTTCGTAAGATCGTCGCGCGTGTGCGTGTATAGAGCGACACCCGCACTAGTGAGGTAATCCGTGCCGTAGTTCGAGTGATCCCTTTTCGCGACTGTACCGATCTTGATGACTGTCGCGTCTTCGTATTCTTGTTCAACTTTGATCGTGTCCCCGGTTCGGATCGAGTCATGCTTGATAAGTCTTACGGGCGGCGTCGTCCGACTCATGCGCGTAAATCCTCCTCACATCTTCGATGGTGAAGCCCCATAGGAGAACGGCGAAGAATGCCGCGATTGCGGCGATCAGCCATTCTTGAACGCATAGGGCAACGATCATGACGACGAGCATTGTTCCGACTGTCACAAGGAATGACACTCCGAGAGCGACGGGTTCTGTGTTCTTCTCGTCGTCGGTCATCGGATCACGAAGTGCATGACGGTGAGCGACGCGATGTCGCACGCGAGAAGGGATGTGGCGACGAGAACGAGAATCTTGTCGGTGTGCGTAAGTTCGCCCACAAGGGCTTTCATCTTTTCCATAGTTACAAGTGTAGCGGCCATGTTGAACTTGTCAACATGGCCGCTACATACTCGTTGCTACTTCGTTGTGATGTTCGGAGTCGTAACCCCGACCAGGAAAAGCCCCGAAAGCCCGACGAGAATCTTCGCGGCGGGTGTCGTCCAGTCGGACCAGTCAACCGACGGAATCGCGCCGTCGACGATGACGGCCGCCGTCGTCGCGGTTCCAGCGATTCCGAGAACCGCCGTGGCGATCTTCCGGACGACGGGGTTCGATATGACGACGTTCGGCTGAACGAACGTCGGTTCGGGTTCTGCTGCGTGAGTCACGTTCTACCTCTTCTGAATTGCGTTGATGGTCTGAAGCTGCGTGTCGAACATGTCGATCGGCTTCTCTTCGTTCACGAGCGACACGAAGCGCTCCACGACGGCAAGTTCGACCGTGTTCTTGATCGGAGACACGCCGCCCGGGTGACGAAGGTACTTACTCGCGCTTTCATGCGCGCTGATGATTTCGTATAGCTTTTGTGCCATTTCTTCCTCCTGGATGGGTTGCGCCGCGAGTGCGGCGACAGTTGTGTAATCGTGAATGATCGGCATGTTACGCCAGTTCGGGTTATTGAAGTGCCACCACTCCACCGAATCTTGTGTGAACCCTACTGCGAGCATGTACGGAACGTCGGCGTGATTCTTGATGTCGACGGCAGCGGCTCTAAGGTGGTTGTTCTGTGCGTTCGGGTCGTCCGGGTTGCTCGCGAGATTGAACCCGGGAATGTGGTTGATGTATCCGTTGTACAACGCTTTTTGCTCGTCGTAGACACGGAACGCGTCAACCACTTCGATGTCATGTCCCGCGCGCTCGCTAGCCGCCCCCAGAAGATCGAGAGTGTCGCGCGTGAGAAGGTATCGAGGTTGCCACGGGATCGGGTACAGGGTTGTCATGTTGTCCTCAGTTCGTGATTTCGCTGTTGCGTTCTGCAACGAGTTTCATTACTTCGTCGTGTGAAAGTGTGTCGTCTAGGATGTCGTGCGCTTCTTTCGGGTGCAACTGTGCAAGTGCGCGGCGAAGCTGTTTCTCTGCAAGCATCTTTTCGACCTGAAGTTTCGTCAAGTTTCCGTTCGTTTGCTTGCGAACGACCTCGATCTTTTCTTCTTGCTTCTGCTGCGACTTGATCGTGACAACGAATGCGGCAACCGTTGTGAAAAGTACCCCGACAGAGCCGACATAACTTGTCGGGTCTTTTCCCGTCATGATGATGACGACGCTACCGATCGCGAGAGCGACGACGGCGGAAATGAGTATCGCTATGACACCCGGGGTAATTCTCATTTTGCTTGCCTCTATTCAGTTATCTTTTGAAAATCTCAGTGAGCGTGTTACGCGTCTTCGGCGTATCGAACGTCACCCTTCCATGATTGAAACCAGTACGGAGAGCTGAGAGAATGCGGTCGTTGAATGTGATGTATGTTTTGTCGTCACTCATTTTCGTAGCAACGAGAGTGAACATCGTCTCAACCTTCGGCCGCTTCTCTTCCACATAATACTCGTTATGAAACGAAGAGTACCACACGGAAAACGTACCCGTAGAACATTCGAGGGAGTATTGATATTTCGCCCGGTAATCCCGCTTCTTCAACAGGTTTTCGTGATTGTCCCCGAAGTTGTTCCCGACCGCATAGTCCCCGTATTCGGTCCCCTTAATGAACTTGCCGAACCGTGTTTGGAAGACGCTCGAAGCGAACGCTTCAGCGTTCGGGAAGTGCGCGACGATGAACACTTCTCCCTCCACGCTATGCGTGATCCACTCCGTATCGGGTTTGATGTCCCACGCAATGAAATACGGGTTCATGATCGAAACACTGTTCGCGAGCATGAACACTTTTACGCGGTCGGTCCACCGGTCAACGGTCGAATAGAAGTTGTTCAGAACGGTTGACTCGTCCGGGAGATAATGCGTGTTGCCCTTCTCTATAATGAACTCGTCAAAGATTATCGTATAGACGTTCGCGTACGACACACCTTTCTTGGACTGTGCCGTCGAGAGTGCGACGAAGTAGCCCATCGTTCGCCATTCTCGTTTCTTCTCTCCACGTGTCGCGGCGGGCGCAATCTGTGCTTCGACTCCGGAAACCTGAAAATCCCAGTCGGGAAACAAGTGCGCGAATGCCGTAAAGAACGTCGGCTTACTCGAAGTAATCTCATTCTTGTAGCGGCGAAGATAAATGAATTCTCTACCCTTCTTGATGAAATCCTTCACGGCGCGAACCTGTGCGCCGTACGTCTTTCCGAGTCCGCGACCGCCGACGATGATGTTATATACCGCATTGTATGAGCAAATACGGTTGTAGTTGTAATACGGGTGATTAGTCACGTCAATCCTAACGAGCGAACAAGTGCGTCGAAGTCTACACTATGGAAGTTCGTGTACGCGTGACCGGTAACCGTGCGATAGCTCACGTGAAGGTGAGCGCCGTAACCGTGATCGGAGTTGAACCCGGACGCTCCGGTTTTACCCATCGGGTCGCCCTGTTTCACAACTTGACCGACTGACACACCGATTTCGGAAAGGTGTAGATAGTCAATACCTGTTCCGTCGTTGTGGTCGACGTGGATCATGCGACCTCCCGAACCGTCGTTCGAAGTATCGATGTCGGTAACTGTGCCGTCGGCAACCGACCAGAAGTCGGAACCGTATGCGGCGATATAGTCGGTTCCCGGGTTCACGGAACCTCGCGCAATGTGATCTTGGAACGTGTCACTTACCCGATGTTCCGCACACGGGAAGATGACGGCGGTAACCCCTCCCCCGGGGCCACCGCCGCCCGGGTCTGTCGGCGGCGTCGAACTTCCACCCGTGATGCGCCAAAAGTCGCCCGTGGTCGCGTACGCGAGTTGCTTCGTACCATCGTCCATAAACACGGCGAGTTGATCGCCGTAGCGCTGAATGGAAGTCGGATTGCCCATTACCCTTACTCGATCCCCTTAATGAACGACACGACGCTTGCCGGGTCGACCTTCGCGAGTGTCGCGTTACCGTGTCCGCCCGATCCCGCAAGCGTGACGATGCTCCCGTTAGCGCCTACGGCCGTCGCCATAGCTTGCACCTTCGAATAGGTCGCGATCGTGTCATCCGCGATACTGTAACCCTTCCACGGGATCGTCGCGAACTTTCCCGCGTTCGCCATGACGAGAGGGTTATTCGTACCGCCCAACGTTGCGTTGTTATACGACCCACCGTACGCCGTGTTGATTGAGCCGACGTAGTTTGACTGTGCGTAGATGTCTGCCATATCGCACACGGGCAACAGGCCGACGATCCCGGCAACCTTCGTAGGGTTCGCCGCCGCCCAGTTAGCAACGACGACGTGCCCCATGCTGTAACCGATGACGATAACCTTTCCGGCTTTCGCTCCCATCGATCCCTGAAGCAATGCGTACGCGTCGTTCATGCGCGCTGAAGCCGTCGCGTTGCCCCACGAGTTACCGGCGAAGTCGCACGAGAGAACGGGGTTACCGTTCTCCCCGATCGCTTCGATGATCGCGTTCAGTCCCGGGGCATTCGCGCCGTCGCGAGCCTGCAATGCGTCGCCGCCGTGACCGTGTGCGAAGATCACGCCTGTTCGAGTGTTGTTTGGGCGGTAATACTTCGGCACGACTCGAAGTGACTTTTCCCCGGCCGCGTACAGGCCGACATCGAGAAGGTTTGCGCTGCTCACAGTGTCGCTGCCTGAATGAATGCGGGGTACGTCGCGCTTGCCTGAACTTTGAATTCGCCCGTCACGGTTGCTCCACGGTTCGCGCACATCTTGTATGTCTTCACCGTTCCCGGGGCCACACCCGAAATTCGTGCGCGGGTTCGAACTGTTGCGTATGCGTTCGCAACTGTCGTGAATTCGTGTGCTTCCCGGATGCGGGTTGCGCCGTCGTAAATGCTGATGATGACTTCACCGACGGAACCCGTCAGAGAGCCGTTGATGATAGCTTCAGCTTCGATGACGACGGGTCGTTCGCCGTGCGTGATCGTGATTGCGACGCCGGGGATGTCGACAATCTCACCCGCGCCGCCGCCCTGGAAGTTCGTCGTTGTCTGCGCGTATCCCAGTTCCGCTCCCCCGGGACCGAATGGTGCCCATCCGGTCGCGTTCTGATTCGGGGTTCCGGTCGCTCGGTAAAGCTCCTGAACGTCGGTTGCGTAGTAGATGCTTCCCGTCTTCACGCTCGAAGCGGCGGGGCGTGCGGAGTAGAGCCCGGAACCGTGAAGCGTGTTGGGGAGAGCGTCGAACAACGTTTGCGTCTTCGTGGACGAATAGACCTTAGACGTCGCCGCCGTCGTGTCATCGATCAGGGTTACGAACTGCGGCGTAGCGTCCGCGCCCTGAGACTTCAGAAACTGACCGGCCGTTCCCGGGCTAACGGTCTGCTGCGGATCGGTCGGGGTTGTTCCGGCAACGATGATTCCGTTAGCAATCGCCCCCGTGTTGCGACCGGTTCCACCGTGTGCAACGTCGAGGTTGCTTCCGGAGGACTGGAAGTATCGTGCGTCGAGCGCTTCCCGGGTTGCCGTGTCATCCGCGAGTAGCGAAGCCGTGTTCGTGTCGATGTCCGCGAGAGCCGCGTAACGGTTGTCGAGAGCCCCACGAGTTGCCGACGAAGTGGCGTTGATAAGCGCCGTAACGACACTGTCGTTCGCTTCGAGCGAGTTTTCGACGATCTGTGCAATCTGCTGATCGACGTACGTACGGAGGTCGATAATCGTCGTGTCGACGTGATCCTTCTCCGTCGCAATCGTCGTGTCGACGTACTCCTTCTCAGCCGCGATAGCGGCGTTCACACTGTCCGCCTGTCCGGACAGAGCCGCGTTCACGGCATCCTGAAGCGCCGTAACTTCAGCGTTCCACGCGAGACCGAATTCGGAAATCTCCCCGTCGATGTGCGGAACGAGAATCGTACGAAGCCATGACTGCAACCCTTCGACCTTCTCCAAGAAGGACAGGCCGTCACGGTAGGTGAACGGGGTAATGTTCGTGTACGAGTGAAGCCCCATCGGGAACCCCGAAAGGTTCGTCGGGGTAACAATCGGGTTCGTGATTGTCATTAGTAGATTTTCCTATCTGTGTATTCGTCAGCCGTATCCCATACAAGCATGAACAGGTCCGACAGTTCATTGATGACCATACGGTCTACGTTGATGATGCTTTCACGGTAGCGAATAATCAGGTCCGACGCGAGCCCTTGATAACCCGTGATATCTGTTTTGCCGTTCGCGTTCGCGTCGACCGCTGACGTACTGTTTTCTTCGACGTTGCCGGAACCCGTCGACTCCGACTGTGCGTCGGCGGCGGCGGTCGCGTAATCCCCGTCGCCGCTCAACATCGTTTGCGGAGTCTCCGACGACACCGTTCGCGAACCCGAATTCGCGGCCGTGGTAGACACGTTAGTTGCCGCATTCGTCGTGTTCTGTAACGTGTCCTGAACGCTGACAGTGTGCATGTCGATAGTCGACAGAGGGTCGAATTCGATCTTCAGAGTTTCGTAAAGCTTGTTATACGCGGGCATGATTTCATTCATGCGCCGCCGCATTGCAAGCTGAAACATGTCGATCGTTTCGAGACCGATTTCCCGGTTCCAATAGTGGTCGACAATCTTCCCGTTTAGAGTGTCGCGGTATGTCGGATCGAAGATTTGGTAGTGGTCGAGTCCGATGTTTCCGCCCGTGACCTTCGTTATTCCGTCGACAATCTCCGTCGTACCTCCTGTCAGTTCGATAACCCGCTTCAGTGGGATTGTGAAAGCGCTCACGCGTTGACTTCTTCCGTGTCGTTACTTGTGTCGGTTCCGCCGCCCAAAAGCTTTCCGAGAACCATTTCGTTGACCTTGTCAACGTCAGTGTGATATGCCACACCGACATTTAGACCGTACTTCTTGTTGATCTGTTCTGCGGCCTGTCGACGTGCGTTCAAGTTGACGTGACGCATCATGAGAGTTTGAGCGTTGTTCGCTTCGGTCTCCCCTTCCACGAGTCGTTCTTTCTTGTCCTGATTCGCGTTGTCGATTCCGAGAAGCCCCATGCACTCCGACCACAAGCGTGTCCGTACGATGTGAAGCTTCTCGATCGTGTCGGGATTGATCCCCAAATCGAATGCCGTAATCATGTCGGCAAGCGAGCCGAGATTAGTGTCTCCCACAACCTGAATGAACGAGTTACCTTCGTCAACCTGACGGTTGAAGTTCACGGACGAAAGTTTCGTGTTCTCGCTGATCGCGGCAATCTTCGGTTGACGAGCGTTAGCAGAGTTGATTTCGATTGTTCGATCGAAGTTCGCGAACTTCGACGCGTAAATGCCGATGACATCGAGGTCGGGCGTTCGGGTGTAGTTAGCCCAAATCGGTACGGCATCTTGCGCGAGAATCCGCTTCCCGATAAAGCGGTTCCCGTATGTCGTAAACGCGGTCGGGTTATCGTACACGTTGTACCACCCGGAAGGCGTCGCCCTAGGTGCCATGAACGCGTTATACGTCTTGTCGAAGTAGAACAACGAAAGCCCGTTGTACGCGAGCGTCATTTCGAGAAATCGCGGATCGATTTCGTCGGGTAGACCGGTCCACTTGAACCGGTTCGCAGCAAGCTCCAAGAGCAAGCGCTGATACATGCGCTCGATTGCTAGCTCGCGCTGTTTCTGCGGGTTCCGCTTGAACAGCCCTGTAACGAAGCCCTTGTAATACTCGATGCCGCCGACGCCATGTCCGCTCATAGTGTGATCCCTCCAAGCGGCGCGTTGTCCGCGATGTCAATGTTTCCGATGTCGTCGGGGTCTGCCCACACGGTTACACCCTTCTCCAACATACCACGCAATATCTGTTTCATGCTCTCCGGCATGTTTGCGCCTGTGATGTATGTTTCAGACAGTTTCCAGTACGTGAACTTCGTCATCACCATGAGCGACGCCGGTAGCTTCGCGAACTTCCGAACGGCGTACCCGTAGCGAAGCCAATACTCCCCGACGACCCGGATAGCGGCCTGATCGATCATCTTGAATCGAGCCGACACGATGACGTTGTTATTGACGAAGTTCATTGCGTCGCCGCCGACCTGACCGGCCGTCGTCGGCTGAATCAGTTGGGCATCGCGAACCTTCGCGTTGATTCCCGCAATCGTGTTTTCGTAGTCGCCACGTGCTGCGAAGTCTGCGAGATTTTTGTTCGTGTCACGGACGTAACCCTGTGTACCGACCGACGCATTGTTCGCAGCGTTCGCAGAGTTGATCCTGTTTCCCAACTGCTGATTGTTCGCGTTGATATCCATAATCGCGCCGATGTTCCCGGCCGCTCCGGATGCGAGACCGCCGACCGCGCCAACCGCGCCGCCGCTTGCCGCTCCCCCGGCCGCGCCCATAACGCTACCCAGAATCGCTTTCTGTGTCGTGAGGTCGTTACCGATGGATGTAGAAGTTGCATCGCGATTGTTACCGATTCCGGTAAGAGTGTTCGCGAGATTCATGCCAGCGGATGCCTGATCGTAACTCACCTGATTACTCTGAAGGGCTCGCTGCTGCGACCAGTCCGCCGACTGGTGTTGGAAAGCGATACTGTTTGCGTTCGCGGCGAGATACGCGACCGCGCCATTGTTCACGATTGCGAGCGTTGGGAAGTTCGTAATCAGTGTTGCGAGGTCGAGGTAATCTCCGTTGTCGTCACCGACGGGAGAACCGCCCGTCGGAACTCCGACTTCTTCGGCGTCGGCACCCGCACCCGGAATCGAGTTGTAGTGATAAGGGGAAATGGCGACACGCTGATTCGGCGGCACCGGGTTGATGCGCTCCACGACGGTTGCGTTCGCATCGTTCCACGCTTCCGGCTTAATCATGATCGGCGTACCCGTGAAGGTAGTCAACTCGATAACCATATACGGGAACGTGAACAGCTTCTTCAGTCCCCGATAGCGTGCTGGGATGTAGTTGTTCAGTTCGGAACTGTTGCGCCAGTTCGCCCACATCGAGTACACGCGCGGCAACCAGTGGTACGACGGAACGGGTGTCGGCTTGTTCCCCGCCGCCCATGAAATGATCCCGTAACGGGTGATCGGCGGGATGATCGTAATGGATACGATACCGGCCGTGATCCACGATGCATCTTGCATTGTCGCGAGCCATGCCGCGAATGATTCCGCATTCGGCCACAGATATTGTGACGCTCCCGACGGCATACCCGCGAATCGTCCACCCTGCGCCGACTTCAGTTTCGGCGCGGAAATCGTTCCCGGGTCTGCCTGAAGGTCTGTCGTGGACACAACGAGAACGTTGTAATAGTCGGTCTGTCCGGGGAGGTCGCGGGCGACGATACTCTTGTTCGCTTTCGTCACGACCTGATATTCGGAACCGATGTCGATACCTTCCGGGATCGTGAGGTTATCGCGGCCGTAGTTGTCGAACGCTTTCGTGTTCGCAATCCCGATGTGTCCACGTTCGATGTAGCAGTTCCCGAACGTTGCGTCGAAGCCGAATGTCTGCCACACGTCAAGCTGAAGTGTTACACGTGTCGTATTCGGTGCGACATACTCCACGTTAGTAACGAAGTAGTAGTAGTTACGAGACTCGTCGCCGCTGATCGGCTGAATCGGGTTGCGGGCTCGAAGATAGTTGTACTTCAGAGCGACGTTGAACGGGACATCGATGGCGATTGGCTGATTCGGCTTCAGGTACGACATCTTCGTGATTCTGATACCGCTAGCGGCGCGAGAGTCAATGTAGGTGTCGAGTGCGGCGCGATCGTTGAACTTCACGATGTCGCGGTAGTCGTTGTTCCACGGGACGTTCACTAGGTCGACAACCGTGTCTTTGGGCCACACGGCATAATTGAACCCGTATCCGAAATCAGGTGTCGGGTTAGGTCCGTCGGTAATTTGATTCATAACCACATCCTAGGTGAATACAGGTAACGGCCGCACACTTACCCGAAAGTGTGCGGCCGTTACGTTCTGTGAGTTACGGCGCGAGCGTCCAGGATGCCGTGGCACCCGGAGCAAGCTCGAAGCCGGAACGGGGCTCTGCCGTGAAGACGGTCGAACCCGTGATGTGCTGAACCGAACCGTTGTTCACGTTCACGCCGCCCATCTTGTACTGAACGCCGCGAACCTCGGGGATCGTCACGTTGTCGTCGGAGTCGACCGTGAGCCCTTCCGGAACGACCTCGTTCAGGCCGTCGTTGTCGGCGTCCTCGATCACCTCGGGATCGGGCCACGCGGCGACGAGCGCGCCGTAAACGGTGACGGTTGCCGAATTCGAGATGTACTCGTTGTCGACGGCAACGTCCGTGATGGTAAGCGACTGTGCCGACTCGTCGGGTGCGACGACGAGCGTTCCCGTGTGAGTGATCCACGTGCGCTCGCTCTCGTTGCCCGTGAGCACGTAACGAACGGCGTCGTTGTCTCCACCCGCCGGAGTGGTAACGGCGACGGAATCGACGTTGTAAACCTCTCCACGCTGAACCTTCGTGACGGTCTGCCCGTTGCGGTCGGTGACGGTCGGTGCGACAGTCGACGTGACTTCGTACGTGTCGAGGTCGATCACGGTTCCCTCTTCCGCCGACGTGAACAGGATCGCGGGAACGAACCGCGAAGCGCTGATGACCTGATGATGGTGCAACCAGTAGTTCGTCGTGAGTCCGGCCGGGTTCTGGAACTGACGCGTGTCCATGTACGTGTCCGCGACGACGAAGAAGTCACGGGTCGTGAGCACGGCCTGTGCGCCGGGGATGTTGAAGTGCTCCTTCGGGATCACGGTCGTTCGTGCGGAGAAGTTCGCCTTCTCGATGTTGAACGCACCCGCGAGGGCTTCCACGTCCTGTGCGGCGAGGGCTTCCGGAGTGATGAACAGTTCGAGGTCTTCCGGGTTCGCCGCCGTCGGCATGTGGGCCGCGTTGTAACGCTCGCTGATGAACTGAAGGTTCTCTGCAACCTCCCGCATCCGGCGAAGCGAGACACGAGCGTCGTCGCCGTTCGACGTGGCCGACGAAATGTCGGGAATGGCGATCTTGAAGAAGCTCCCGGTTCGCCACATCTCCTTGAACAGGGATGCCATGAGAAGAAACTCATCCCAGTTGTCGGAGGTCTGCGGCGCGTCGAGAATGCCGTTCACGAATCGGTTGAGACCGAATTCGTTGTCGAACGCACGCTTCAGAAGAACCTCGTTGACCGTGATCTTGTAACGGTCCATTCGGTTGATCTTGTGGTACGACGCGTCGACGCGCGGGCGCTCCTGTCCGAGAAGTTCACGCTCCAACTCGTCGCGATCGGGGTCGTAACGCTTCGCTTCCACGAGCCCGACCATGATTTCCTCAATCGTGTCGCCCGCTTCGAGCATCCCGATCTTGAACTTCGCGAGCGGGTTCGACCAGATACGGTTCTTGTACAGTTCGAGCCCGACACGGTTCACGAGCGAGTCGGAAAACTCGTTCCACGCGGGTCGGTTGTTACGGAGGTCGTTCACAACCTCCTGAATGTTCGACTTGTCGGCGGCGGGAATCCGTCGCTGATAGTCGAGCGAACCCACGCCGCGAATCGCGTTGAGAAGTTCGATGTTGTTCGGCGTCCGGAGTGGACGTACGTCGAGTGCCATTGTTCAGTTATTCCTTCGCGTAAAGGATGTCCTCGATCGACACGTCTTCGGCGTCGAATTCGGAGTCATCCGTGTTGTCGGGGTCGTCGGGGTTCTCGTCGCCACCCTGCGGGGTAGCCATGAGAAGGTCGTAGTTCGCAGCTTTCGCGGCCTGAACCTCTGCCGTCAGTTCGGCAATGCGCTGATCCTTCGCAGCGATTACGAGCGTAAGCTCTGCAATCTTCGCGTCGGCAAGCTCCGCCGTGTTGTCGACGGTCGATGCGTCCGGAGTCGTGTTCTCCGGTTCCGGGTTCAGCGTTTCCGCGGAACTGTTCTCGGGCTCTGGCATTCTTTAACCTTTCGCGTGTTATGTGCCGTTGTGATTATGAGTGTACACGAAACCGCCCC